ATTTAGGCCGCGCGCGCATGGGGTCAGCAAAACCGGGTCCAGAACGAACCCGGTTTCTGCGCCCCCCTTCACTTGCAGAATTTACAGTGAACAGTGCAAGGTTGAAGGCCACAACGTTGCCCAATCGCGCCCGCGCGCGCAGGGTCAGCTCGTTGCCGGGGCAACCTTGGAGCCTTCAAGGTTGATCGCGCCCGCGCGCGCAGGGTCAGCTCTTGGCCTGCCGCCTGCGCCGGTGCCATCGTTGCTGGCAACGGTTGCCACAGAACTTCTGGTCGCGCCGGGGGTTCTGAATTTCGTCTCCGCACTGGTGGCAGTTGATCGGGTAGCCGGTGCGATAGGCGGCCTGCCCGCACTGGTGCGAGCAATACTTCTGCCGCCCATCGTCGCGCACCGGACGGAACCCGGTCCCGCAGGCGGCGCAGGTCTGGACGGGTCGCGCCTCGATATCGGCCCGGTATCGCGCCTCCCGCTGGCATTTGGGATTGCAGAACCGCGCCCCGGCATTCTTGGTCGCGGGGATCGTATCGCCGCACCACTCGCACCACCGCCCCGCCTTGGCCTCCAGCCGCGCCGCCATGATCGCCGCCGAATAGGCCGCGCTTTTGCATTTCACACAGCAATACATCGCATCCGCGTTTCGGTGATCGGGGATCGGCCCGCCGCAGTGCTCACACTCGCGCATCATAGCGGCGACCGGCTGGCAAGGCTGGCCATTTGTTCTTCGCTGGCCTCTCGAAGCCGGAACAGACGCAGCCCGTGAACTTTGCGGCAACCGTCGGAACAGAATTTCGGCCTATCCTCGGGCAATGGGTGGCCACAGTTTGCGCAGCGTGTGCGCTCGATCAGGGAACCGCGCTCTATCGTCCATTCCGGCTGCCCCTCATACCAGTTTGGCCGCTTCACTTGCATGATCGCGAACACAACCGCCACCACGTCGCGCGCCGTGTCGTCTGCCGCGCTCCAGCTCCAGCCCTGCAAACATAGCTCTGACCGGATCACGCGCCGGAACAGCCCCTCATAAGCCAGCGGGGTCAGGACGCGCCCTTCCTCCAGGGCAACGCGGGTCAGCGCGCATAGATGCCCGACGATGGTTTCCGCTCGATCCTTTGACAGCTTACGCCGCGCCGCGTCGCGCTCGCGACGGGTCATCGCGGGGGCCGGATATGACATATCGAACGGCACATTGCGCCTCCTTCATTCTGTCTCCCAGCCCACCAGCCGCATGGCCTTTTCGGGGTCGATGCCAGCCTCTTGTGCCTCGGCCAGCGCCTTGATGATGCCCTGCATGGCGCGCGCCCTGCCGCCCGTGTCATACGCCTGCACCGGGGTTTCCACGTCGATCTGGACAGTGCCGCCCAGCTTGGCCGTGGCCTCGTCGCTGATTACCTTCGCAAGGGGGGACAGGGTGTATTGCACCAAGTGCCGTTGCACCTCACGAAACACTGGCCCGGTTGATGCCGGGTTGAAGAACGCCGCAGGGACGCCGAACACCTCGGCCACCGCGCCGCGCGCCGCTGCCATGATCGCCGCCGCCTCGGCCTTTTGCAGATCGGGTGTCAGATCATCACGCCGCTGGCCCAGCTGGGGATTCATGCCCGCCGCCGTCGCCTGCGCCACGCCTTCGATGATCAACGTCTGGCCTTGCCTGCCCCGGATCGCGCCGCGCATGGCTTCCATATCCTCGGGGGAACTGTCTGGCAGGGGCAGAACCTGAGAACCTATTGGCGCGTCTCGGAACGTATCCCGCAACGCCTCCTCGATCTCGTGCAACAGGTTGGCCGACAGCGCCGCGCGCCGCAGGGGTGCCGTGCCCGTCCATGGGGCCACCGGGTCGCTGCCGATACGGATATGGATAACCTCGCCAGCCAGCGCCGTGACGGTGCGCCCGCCGCCCGCCTCGGGGATGCTGGCCCGGTATGCAACCGGCCTGCCGCCTCGGGTGGACACGTCCCAGTCACTTGCCGGGATGATGTGCTCGCCAATGATGCCCAGGAACTCGCCACGCAGGGCCAGAGACCGCGCCACCAGCGCCATGGTGTTGCGGTCCAGTAGATCGGTGCCCGCCACGTCAGCGCCAGAGAACACGCCCTCCCAGAGGCTGATGCAGGTCTGCGCCGCGCTGGTCAGCTCGGCCACGTCGCTGCCGCCGCTGATGTAGCTGGCCCGTGCCGCCATGATCGCCGCCGTGTAACCGGTGCCCGATGCTCGGGTTTCGTGTTGGTCAACTTGTCCATCACGCCGCCGGAAAATGTCCAGTAAACCCATGTCAAAGCCTCCAGCGTTTAAAGGGGTGCGCTCCGACAGCTTGTCGGTGCGGATCAGCCTGCCAGCTCCGCGCCTCGACTTGCGCCTGCTCGAACGCGGGCCGGGTTACGGTGGACAGCTCGAACAGCTCCGCGCGGGTGATCCGACGCAACAGCCCATTACCGCGCCGCTCGATCTGCTCGCCGCCGGGGGCTACCCTGAAACCCGGTGACAAGCCCCGGATCAGCCCCGCCTTGTGTGCTGCCAGAAAGTCGGTGGCCCAGCTGGTGCCGCCCTCGATGCGCGCCTCGAACTCCAGCGCCTGATCGGTTTCCCTGATCTCCAGAGAACCCGCCTGCCGACTGGCAAGGGGCCGGTTGAAGTCGTGGCCCGATAACAGGTGAACGTCCTCGCCCGCCTCGATCCGGCCAGAGAACGCCCGCGCCTCGAACAGCTCGAACCGCCCCGGCACAAGCTCGGTTTCGGTGCCGTAGGGGAAGCGCCCGGATAACCGGACGCCTCCAGCCTCTTGGCGCAGCTCCAGCGCGCCGGATGCTACGCCCCAGAGCATTATGCCAGCTCCAGACCGGTCAGAACCCGCAGCTGCACTGGACGCGCGACGGTAATGTCCAGAGTGGCCAAAGCGGTCAGCCGCAGCCCGCCCGATGCTGCATCGGTGAACGGATCGCGGATCACGTCCACCGCGCCCCATGCGCCGACAAAGAACGGGGCCACGCCGCCGCTCGATGTGGTCAACAGCGCCGTGGTGGCCTCGGGGGTGCCAGACGGTGCGGCCAGCCCGTTGGACGTGGTGTTGATCTGCCCCAGAAGCGCCGCCAGCTTGTCCCATTCGGTCAGACCGGACCCGCCGTCAAACATGATGCTGTCAAGGAAGCTCCAAAGCTCGGGCCGGATCATGCCGCGCACCGCGCCGCCACCGGATGCCGCGTTGCTCACCATGAACGCCGCGACAGCCTCACGGAACGCGGCCACGCCCGCCGTGGCGTCAATCGCCGTTTCGGTGATGCCGTAGGTGCTGGCCCCGGTGATCACGCCCAAAGGCTGGCCATCGGCCCCGGTGCCAGAGAACGACGCCGCATCCACCGCCTGCCCGATAGCGCCTGCCATGTCGCGCCGCACCGCTTGCTCCAGCGCCGAACCCGACTGTTTCAGGCTGCGCCGGGTGATCTTCATCTGGATGCCCAGAGTATTGGCCGGGGTCATGGCCCGGTCGGTCGTGGCGTAGACGGTCGGCCCCGCGACATTGCCGGTCTCGGTCGCCTGCCATCCTGCCGTGACGGAACTGGTCACAACCGGCCATTCCGCTGCGCCCTGGTCGATCTGGATCATCTGCGCCCCCATGGCGCTGGCCATGCTATCGGGGAAAAGCCGGTCGATGATCGGGCGGGTGCTGATCGGGTCAGGGGTGCCACCGGCCACCGTCTCGCCCGCGCGTTGCTCCAGCGCCTGCCAAGGAACCGGGATGCCACGGAACCCGCCAGCCGAACGCAGCTCTTGCACGATCTCTGCCGTCTGGCCCTCGATCTGCTTTCCCTCGTCCAGATAGAGCGCAACTTGGCGCATCTCGAATCCGGCCATCATCTCGGACCACTCGCGGCTGGAACGGGTTTCCAACTCGCCCTTGGCCTCTTGGCGCTGCTCATCCTCATTGATCAGGGCCGCGCGAAACTTGCGCTCATTGTCCTGATATTCCTGATCCATGGCGTCCATCTTGCCACGGGTTTCTTGGTCAAGGGTTTCAGCCCCTGCCAGCTCGGCCAGCGCCTGCCGGATTTCCGACTGCCGACGCTGGATCTTCACTGAATCAAGCATTGATTTCTCCTTTTCGCTCGATCGGTTTCGTGGCCAGCTCGGCCACCGCTTCGCGCCACGCTTGGCGCTTCGGATCAGGGACGCGCCCCAATTCCTTGTTGGTTTCCTTGGTGTGGCAGGGACCGCACAGGGTGAGACAATTCGACGGGGTAAACGCCAGCTCGGGGTGATCGGCCACGCGCTTGACATGGTGAACCTCCAGCCGACGCCGCGCGCCACAGTGCTGGCATTGCCAGTTGTCACGCTCCAGCACCGCGTGCCGCACCGCCTGCCATTCCCTGCGCACAAGCGCCCATCTGCCCGGTCGCTTGGTCATAGCAATGGCCCCTCGACGGTGATCTCCAGCAACTGCCGCCGCTGGCCTGCCATCGGCTCCTTTATGCCGACGATGCCCCAGAGCTGGCCCTCGTGCTCGATCCGGTCATCTGCCGTGATGCCCCGCGTGAACTCGGAACTGCGCACCTGAAACCGGATCAGGGACCGCTCACGAAACACGCCCGCTTCCATGGTCTCACGGTCGCGCACATCCTGCCGCAGCGCCGGGATCACATCGCCGTAATCTGACCAGCTCCAGACGAACCCGCCGAACCCGTCAGGGGTTTTCGTCGCCCGCTGAAATTGTATCTGCCGGTCCAGCGCCGAACCGATAGCCCGTGTCATGCCCATGCCATCCTCGCTTGTCTGGTGGGGCGCGACATGATCCGCTGCCCCTCGGCCACGGCCAGAACGGTGGCCGATGCCGCGTCAATCCGGCCCTTGCTCCGGGCCTTCGCAATCTTGATGTTGTTGGCCGGGTCTCTGAGACAGACCGCATCCGCGAACGCAGAACGCAGCAACAGCGACGGGGCCGTCCTGACCTTGCCGTCATAGGCCGCGCGCCGGAATCGCTCCGCATCCTCGCCGCCATCCTTGAAACCCATGCCGCGCCAGACCAGAGGGGCATGGATACCGGCCTTCTCGATAGCCTCGGCAAGCTCGGCCTGTTTGTATCGGTCCATGATCAGGGCCGCGACGTGCTCGCCCTCGACGTGGCGCATCACCTCGCCCAGCCATGCCGCAACCGGCACTGTCTTTTCGCCAAGGGTGGAAAGCTCGCCGCGCTCGCTCATCTCGACATACCGGCCCGACACGCCATCCGACGCGCCACGATCTGCCAGCGACGGGGTGCTGGGGAAGGTGCCCAGACATTCCAAGCGCCCGCTGGTCGGCCAGTAGAAGCTCGCCGCGCTCATGCTGGCACTGCCGCCCAGGTCGATGCCGATCACGCATTGCCCCTCGCGCGGGGGTGGCTCCGACGCCTCGCAATTCAACCACTCGTCAACCGTCAGCAACAGGTCGCGGGTTTCGCCGCTCACACGCTCGTTTCGGTTATACAGGCGAAAGCTCGTCAGGGTCGAACCGCCCCGCGCTATGGCCCGCCGCGCCTGACCTTGCAGCCATTCCAGCGATGAACCGATGCCCGCCACCGCGCCGGGGTTGGCCTGTTTCAGGCTTTCCAGATCATCCGCAGGCAAGCCGGGGGGTGGCCTATGCTCTTGCCGGTAAACGCCCTCTTGTTCCTCGTCCAACCAAACCGAAAACGGGTGGCTATCATCCGGGGCCGATGTGCTGATAATCAGGCACCGGCCACCGCGCTTGCCCAAGCCCGACAGCAAAGCGTGCTCCAGATCGTCGCCCCGATCCGCTGGCCAGTGCCCGCGCTCGTCCATCAAGACCAGTGTGGGGGCAGTGCCCAGAGCGTTGCGCCCCTCTGCCGCAATGGCGCGCAGGAAATGACTGCCGCGCTCGTCCTCGAACTCAATCTCCAGACGCGGGGAACGCCGGAACGTCAACCGCTCCTGAATATCCTCGGGCAAGCCCATGGCGAACTGCGCCGCAAAGTCCCACGCAATCCGCGCCTGATCTCGCGTCCGCGCCGCAATGAGAACCTCACGCGACGGCTGATCGTCCCATTCCCCCAGCAATGACCCAAGCGCCAGACCAGCCGACAGGGCCGACTTGCCCGCGCCACGCCCGACAGACAGAACGCCGGTGTTGACGCTCTTGTCCAGAGCGCCCCGAACGAACCGCTTTTGAAAGGGTGCCAGTTTCAACTTGCGCCCCGCCTTTGGGCCTTGCGGAACCTCCAGCGTCTCCAGAAACCGAATTGCGAGGGTGCTATCCTTCATGGCGTCACCTGCCCGCACAGCGCGAAAAGGAAAGTATCACCACCGGTTTCAGTCTGAGGCGAAAGTCTCGGCATTGGGACCAGACGCGCACACAGCGCCCCAGAGCGGGCCACGCAGTGCCGTTGATGTGTGGCCGCGCGCTGCATCAAGCCGCCATCCTCACGCGCCTGTATCGCGCGCATATCCTTGCGGTGGACGGGGCCAAGCCGGGGGAGTTGTCCATGTCACCGCGCTTGTCATAGAGCCTGATTGCCTGATCAAGGATTGCCAGAGACAGGTCGCGGGGCAGTGCCGTTTCATCTGCGCCATAGCCTGCCGTGTAGGTGACGCGGATAGGGCCGACAGGTTCGGTCTCAAAGGTGATGGTGGGGAAGCGCCCGTGTTGCAGCGTCCAGCCCGTGGTGATCGCGGTGGCGCTGCCGTCCAGCTCGATCTGCTCGACGGTGGGAACCTCGCCCGCGTCCACCGGGCCAATGGGCAGGGACAGGACAGCACCGGGCCAGCTGGTGGACAGTGCCACGATCTCTTGCGCCAGCAGGGCCAGCGCCGCGTGCTGCTCGATCTCGTCAGCCGCCGCGCTTGCGTAGCGCATGGCGTTGCTCGCCTCGGCCAGCTCGACGCGCAAGTGATCGGCCAAGTCCAGCGCGTCAACCGGACTGCCCGTTGCAATGTGGTTTCGCTCGATCAGCTTCATGTGTTTAATCTAAACTAAACGGTTTAGTTTGGCAATGACGAAACGACCTGCACCCGCTCCTTCCCCCCGCATAGCGAACAAGCCCTTGCGGCCTGTCTTGGGGAAAGGCCCTGCGCTGCCTCGATCCGTATCCACGCGATGCCCTGTATCGGGGGCCAGCCTGCCTTCCCCTGAGCTTTTCACTCAGCCCGCCCTTTGCAGCTCTGCGCCGGTGCGGTCCCGGGTCATGCGCCTTCTTCCTGAGCGCGTGCCACGTGGGTTATAGTGTCGCGTTTCTGAGCGGGCCTAGCAGGAGCCGTTGCCGCTCGGGGTGGGTTAAAAGTCCCCGGATCGTCATAAGCCCGTTGATGTCGCTCAACGGTCAAAGGCTAGGGCAGGTCGGTGGGATATGCCCGGTCTGGCCGGTCTGCTCCGGTG